TAAGACTACCAGTTGAACGCCGCTGTATTTGTTAATTGTATAAGCCATTTAATACGCTCCTGATCTCATTATGGTGGAAGCACGGTGTCTGACACATGGTTCCATGCACCGGCGATAACTTGGAAAACTTTGATAATTCTTGTTGTGCTGACACTAGGTGCCGGAACAGTGGCAACGCTGATACTAACGTTAGTTAATGCCGGTGCCGTTCCGGTAGGAGTGTTAAACGTTGAACTACTTTGATTTATTAACGGGTTAACATCTAAGTTAACTGTTGAATTACTTAAAATCGTGCATAATATTCTAGCAACTGTGCCGTCTCTATAATCGGTCACTGGTGCGATATTATTTAGAATGTTAGTTATAATATAACTGTTCGGCTTACCGTCCGATAGGTCCATACTTAATACTATAGATCTTGTTTCGATAGTATCGTCGACATATTCTTTAGTAGCTGCATCTTGTGCGGCGGTCGGATCTGCCATTCCTGTAATTTTAGGACTACCGATAAGAGCAACATTTCCTGTTCCCTGCGGCTCTAATTCGAGATCCTGATTCGTTATCAGTGTGCTGATCTTATTATTTTCTAATCTTAGATAGGCGGGATCTGTTACTAGGCCAGGGCCAACGTTAATAACTGTCTGCTTACCAAAGGATGTAACGCCCGGAATGCTGGTAATACCTACGCCCAAGGAATTACCTGTTAAAACTTCAATTCCATTAATTCTATAACTCTTGCCCGATGCAAGATTCATGTGTTCTGAACTATTCCATGCAGAGCTTGCCGTAGTCCATATTAATGTTTTGTCTGTGTCGCTACCACCGTTTAAGGTTATACCTCCGCCGTCTGCATCAGTATTATCGACAGCATTTCTAGCTAATTCGATATTCTTATCTTCAATCGATACTGTAGCAGTATTGACTGTTGTAGTAGTTCCCTGAACTGTTAAATCTCCAGTTATAACTAGACCGCCACCTAATGTGACCGTGCTGTCTGTATAACCATCGTAAATTTTGACTTCTCTAGTATCTGCATATATTGTAACAGCATCTTCTTGGTTAATACCTTTTCTAACGTTGAAGATCATATTTTTATCAGTGGCAGCATTTGATAAAAATACGTTTCCGTTATTAACTGTTAAGTTAGCTTGACCTGCTGAACCGATTACTAGTCCAAGGTCGGTTGTAATACGCAATTGGCCTGCTATAGCATTGGAAGTATCTTTTCTAACATAGGTCGTTGCTGTTGTTCCGCCTAACTGCTCCGCGTTTGTGCAGGTTACATTAAATTTAATCCCGGCTAGGTTTCCTGCATTAAACCCAGGAACAATGCTTCCTGTAAATCCTTCGATAGCATTCTTTGGTGTAAAGCTGTCTTTGGCAAATATACCTAATAAAATTCCATTGTTATAAAAATATGTAACTACTCGTGTTTGGTTAAGTGTGTCAAGAATACTAGCTACCCTTAATCCGCTAACACCTTGAGAAGCCGAATAAGCCGGAGCCAACAATATAGTGGTTGTTCCATCGAAGAAATAAAGCTGTCGATCAACGTCGTTAAACCAAAGATCTCCAACACCAAGATTTGAAGGCTGTGTGTTGGAAATAGTCGCCGAACTAACTGGCTGAAATCCTGTTCCGCTATAAACTTTTAATTTTAATTCAGATACATCAAACCAAATCTGACCCCTCACTGGATGTGTCGGTCTAGTTGTGCTGGCAAAATTTTCTAAAAGTTTGATAAAGTTTTCGTTTAGTGCTTCACCGAATCCGCTATAGTTCTTACCTATAAGAGTTAGGTCTGTGCTGAGTTGATCAACTTGCCCGTCAGCTACAGTTGCTACGATCGTTCCGTCTGTTTTATTAATTTGATAGGCCATATTTTAACTCAATTATGTAGTTGTTGTAGTAGTAAATGCTGGAGGACCGGATCTAATAATGTAATTCAATGTCAAGAAAGGATTCATTATACCAACCGCTGTTCCTAAAGCAAAACTTGGATCTGGTTTTTTGATACCGCCAGAGTCTTGTAAGTATTGCATCTGACCAGGAGCTGTAGGACCAAGTCCAGTTGATGCTGGAGGATTAATCGCAGTATCATACTTGACTACAGAGTATTGTATTCCGTTATAATTTAAACTATGGCTGTGTTCTGGTAGGTTGCCTAGTGTTAGTGTAACAGAGCTTTGTCCAGCGTCTCCGCCAAGGATCTGTGCTTTTGTGTCAGGAACTCTACTAGCTGTTCCGCCACCGCCGTCAACATAGCCTCCAAGACTGTTAGGAACTGTAACACCATTATCCATGTTATCACGTCCTAGAGCAAATCTACCTCTTAGGTCTGGAAGTCTAAATGTATTAACGCCAACTAATGCTGTTGTTCCGTTATATGTAGTTCCTATCACGTCGTATAATTCTGGATACTTAGCTTTCTCGACTTCGGAACCATCGCAGAGCAAAAATCCATACGGTGCTGTCGAACCTGCATATGGAAGTATTGCACCTAATGGTAATCCGAGATCTCCAATAAATGTATCTCTAGTTTGTTTTAACAAGCCTGAAGAAGCACCTGTAGCTTCACTGGCTCTGTATGTTAATATAAAATCTGTTGCTTTTGATACGTTAGGAGCAGGAGTAGGTTTACCTGAGATAATGTTAGCGGTCAGCGTAGTATTGAAAACTTTCGAATAACTTCCTACCTGGCCGTCAAATTGAATCGCAGGGCTAACAACGTCTCCGGAAAGTTGGAAAGTCGTAACACGCTTTAAGTTAGTAGCTGTGTTGGCATTTCCGTTAATGTTTCCATTCAACACACCTTCAATCTGATCCGCTATGAGTGTTTTAGCTCTTACGGTGTTCCATCTCTTTAATTCAGTTCCAGAATCATACGTATCTGTAACTTTCGGCTGTATTGATGTAACCTGTGTTATTCCAGCAACATCTAGTGTTGTTCCAACTAAAAGATTTTTAGTTATTGCTGCACCACCAGCTACTCTTAGAGATCCGTTATTTAAATTGCTGCTCTCTGAATTATTAGAAACAATCAAAGAACCAGTTAATGCGATATTTCCATCAACGTCAAGTTCCTGATCTGGAGCAGCTTTGTTAATTCCAACTTTATTATCTAAAATTCTTAAGATAGTGCTAGGAGTTCCGTTTCTATTAACTTGCAGGTCTAATGAACTGCCTGCTGCGGAGTTATAAACTTTAGCGGCTGTTGGAGAAGTTGATAGATTAAATGTTCCGTCAATACCTAAAGTTATACCGCTGTTATTTCTAATATTAAAAGCATAGTCAGTTGTATTTGTTACATCCGATCTTAAAAATTTTCCAGAAGCTATCGCAGTTCCGTCAATGTTTAATGCATCTGCACTTGATGCTGTTCCATATAATTTAGGAAGATTACCGCCCACGAATCTTTCGATCTCGGCAGTGGTCAACGGAGTATTAATATTAATGCCGGACTTAATGGTTACAAAACCAGAGATCTCAACCTTAGGAGTAAAGCTATCTTTTGAAAATATAATTACAGGCACATCAGCCAAGTAAAATATTAAAACTGATCTTTCAATGTTATCAGAGTCTGCTATTTTTTCAACTGCTGGGCCATATCGTAAGCCATCTACTGAACTCTCTGTAGGACCAACTAAGATCCATCGCGTTCCTGTATAAATTCTTAACTGTTGGTTAGTAGTATCAACCCACAATTCACCAACTTTAGATGTTTCAACACTTGGCTCTGTAGCTGACTTCTGTATGTTCGAAGCCGCTTTCCAATTAGTGTTGTCCCAAACCATCAATATGCCGTTGGTGCTGTCATACCAAAGCTGTCCCTCGACAGGATTTACTGGTTGTGTTCCGCTGGCAAAATTTTCTAATAGGTGTAAAAAGTTTTCAGCTATTATCTGTCCGTAACCTGTGACGTTTCTTCCAGGAAAAATTAAACTAGTATCTGTGCTCGATGTGTTATCGAATACAGTAACTGGGCTTTTATTGTCTTTGTCTGTAAAATTTACGATATATGGCATTTATTAAACCTCAGTAAAACCAGTTAAGCTCTGGCATCGAATAGTATAATCGATCTGTATCAATCTGTTTAATGATTTTTGCACAGGGTGGAAGATAACATGAGTTAAAAGTTTCCCGCTACCAGATGGATCGTAACCTTTAAGACCAAGTTCGTCGAATACAAAGTTACCACTTAGATCTACCGAATTGTCAAATGCTTCTTGATCTAATGGTTCGCCATAATCTAACAAACAAGAAACTAAAATATCGCTGTAAGTTGCTCCGCTGATGTGCCTAACTTCCATCTTATTTCTAACCGGATCTAGGTTCTCAGCAGCATTAGCGTCAACTACCTTTTTGTAAGTTTGATTATAAAGACTAGAATTAACACCGATAGTGTTTGGTGTTAGATAAGTTATTAATCCTGTAGGATCTACAGAAGTTCCACCAGTTCCAAAAACCATCTCATAGATAAACCCTTGACCTTGATTACTCAAGCTCTGGACCATAGCTACACTCATATTTTCATAATGAATAGCGTTTCTTTTATCTATAAAGACTTCTCCTGAACTAGGATCAAAAATTTTGATATGCCCTTCAAAGTGGAACCCTCCGGTTTCGTTAGGGCGTTTTTCGGGCTGATTTAATTCGGTTTTTTCTGGCATTTTAGTCTCTTTTGATTCCGTCATCATGTATTTATTCTGGCAAATCGCTAGCTCCTTGTGCTATGAATTTGGCTATAGTAGTAGCTGAATCTAACAAGCTAACACCGTTGCTGGCTGTGGATTCGCCTCTCTCATACCATAATTTTCCTGTTTTCTTGATAACAGATATCCTAGTTCCTGCCGAAACTGCTTCTGTTAATCTAATATAGTTTGTAGTTCCATTTACAGAAAACTCTGCTTCTAAAGTTTTATCAGCAGCAGGACTGAAAGATCCCAACGACTCGTCATAGACTGCTATTGGATCTTTACGTAATCTGCGACCTCCAACAAAAACTTCTAGTTGATCACATGGCCCGTAAGTTGACGGGATCGTATCTCTATACCAAGAATTTCTAGATGATTTAGATGGAGTATATTCTAAAGGCCCTATCAATACAGTGCTGCCGTCGCTGATAAAATCAACTCTATCTTGAGTTTCGTTATATGGTATCATGTTTTGATATCCAATATCAATAACTCTTGATTCTGCTGGATGTAGAACTGCGATAGCTGTTCCTAAACTGCCTCGGCGTAGCTGAGAAATAACGTTTCCTGAAATATTCATATATTCTATTTTTTCACCGTTTATATGCAATACTCCGGGAATATTTCTAGAAGGTATAGGCTCTGTTAAACCGCTAGCATCATTGACTTCTAAACTAGTATCATAATAATTCAACTGTTTAACTAGCTTAACATCGTTGATAGAATATCTACTAAATTTGTAACCGTTTAACATGTCTTTGTAGATTTCAAAACCGCTAGGAGTTCTATAAGTTTTGTCTCCAAATAAAACTATTTTTATTAGATCAACAACGGTAGTATCTTGTGTAAGATATACAGCGTTCCTTCCGAGGTCAACATAATAATCTTGATCCCTAGTTAATCTAATACCGTTCTTATATACCCATACATAATCGATAGATAACGGAGTATAGTCTAATCTGTATTTTACTTTACCGCCTGTGTATTCGTCTGATACCATTTTCAATGAAGGATATTCAGAGAACCAAGTCACAACAATCTCATCTTCATCTACTAAAGGATATGTATCGATAATAACGATGTTGTTGCCGTCTATATAATATTCAGCACGGAAATCATTTTCGATAACAATAACATCTCCAACAGTTAACACAGACGGAACTATAGTTAATTCTTTTGAAGTTCCATCATAGTTATAGTCTTCAACGAAAGTTTTTAATTCTCCGTTAATGAATAATCTTAAATTTGTTGGGAGAATAGTTCCTGCTGGTTCAAATGGATCTTTGCCTAATTCAAAGATGTTATTAGTTCCGTCATATACGGAGTTGACTGTGTCTACTCCTTTTAACGCTCTTCCATTGACTTCGACTATGATAGAAGATAGAGATGATGCTCTTTGTAGGTTTACAAATTTATCTAGATCAAAACTTCGTGTGCTTCCTTCATAGGTAACTGTCTGTCGATTAACCCTAACAACTGACAATCCTGTTGAGTCAACGTCAAAGTTAGCACCTAATGCTATTATCTTAACGATACTCCTTGCAGAAGGTTTTATACTAAACTGAGCTACTGTTTTATTTGTTAAGGCAAAATTTCCTGTGCTGTTTATAAATCCAATATCTGTTTGAATTCCATCGACTGTTACAAATACAGCACTAGTATCAATATAGTTAGCATTGGTTAAGAATAATGCTGTATCGCCATCTGCTTCATATTCTTGATAATCCAACAATGATAAGCCGCCGACACTTACAGCGATAATTTCTATTATCTTATTAGCATCTGGAGCTATTGGAAACTCTATCTGATTTAATTTAAAATCAATAGCGTAGTCAGTTTGCTTTACTTTATCGATGTAAATTAAAATAGATTGTTTTTCTAGAACATTTATACCAATGTCAAAGAATCTAGTCGAACCATCGGAAACCAATACAGTGGATTGTATAGCCGACGATCCTGTTATCGTTGTTTGGAATACTTTAATAGATACACTGTCTAATACCTGTCCGGGAATATTTTCTTCCGGTGCAGGAACTTGGTCAGGTGATATAAACTTGCCACCTTCTATAGCTATTTCTTCTGCTGTAGTTCCAGTAGCAGTAGCATACGCACCGCTCATAGCACTTAATGATCCTCCGCTTATCTTAGTATCTAAAATATTTGGATCATTAACTACGACAGAACCGTCACTCTCTGCAGGTCTGAATATCAAAGTATCACCTGTAAATGTCTGGATATAATCACCGATTTCTACAACTTTGGTAGATCCATCACCTACAAACGTTGGCATTTCTGCATTTGGATTCACTGCATATGAACTATCTAATGCCGGTGTCCAATACGGATCGTCTATTCTTTTTGTGATTTGTTCATTATATCTTTTGATATAAACGTTGATTTGTTGTCCTTCTGCTGGTGTGTAAGGTAACACAACATAATTTGTCGAACCGTCTGCGATATGATAATAATCTGAACTAGGTTCTACACTATCCCAGTTATCTGTAAACCACGGAAGGGCATCCCAACCGCCGGTAACATCAAACGTAGTTCCTTGAATAGAAACTCCGCCAAAATCAATACCGGTCATTAGTTGACCCAACTCGTCTCCTATCATTCCGCTTGTAGGAGCATAATATTTTTCAATTCTGTTAATACTGTCTAGTAACTCGTCATTCTTCTGATACGAGATTGTTATGATATCATTCCTGGAAGGAACATCAACAAATCGTATTTTGCCTTTTAATATCGTGTATTCGCCAACAGACGTTGTATACAGATCAACACTATATTCGCTGGTCAATATAATTTGGTCGTTTTTCTTTATAGAAATTTTACTTTTATCTCTTGTCGGAGCATAACTTAAATCAAACACCGCAGTAAATCCATCAGCAGTGAAAGTTTGAGAATGAGATAAGTTTGAGTAAATTCCTTGCTTGGCTAATCTATCAAATTTAATTTTTAAATCGAATGTTCTAGCTTTTGTATCGCCAAGGATAGGAACTGCTCTAGCTTTTCTATATCCTGTAGCATTTCCACCAACTAAAGTAACTGTTGGTGCTCTTGTATAACCAGAACCTGCGGTTAGAACCTTAATACCAGACACTGTGCCGTTTGAAATAAAGGCCTGTGCTGTTGCACCTGTGCCGTCTCCATCTATGACAACCCTCGGCGCAGTTACGTATTCTTCTCCGCCGTCGGCTACTTGCATGTCAACAATAGAAAAACCTCTATTTTCTTTCCACCACTTCCACGGGTATGAATCGATCGTAGAATTTGTTTCTGTGATAGGAATAATTTTTCCTTCTATTTCTACATACGCCGCTGGTAGGTCAAAGTCCGTCGCAGCCATTCCTAAAGGTTCTACAGTATCGTATCGGCTGATGTATTGTCTTACTGTTGATCGATATGGTTTGACTTCATCGATGTAGTCTTGGAAATTTTCTAGATTATCATTTTTATAATTTAATCTTTGTTCCAAAGGACCGATATTGTGAATAGCATTCAAGAAACTGGTTTTAAATGCCCAATCAACATATAATTGTTCTGAAAATACATAACGTATGCAAGTAAAAAATAGTTTATTCCATTCTACTGCGTAATCGTTTACAAAGATATCTTCTTTTATAGCATTGAGGATATTTCTCAATTCTTTAGCATTTTCAATATCATAGAATCCAGTATCAAAGCTAGAAACATTGTCGTAACCAATACCTGCGTTATTGATATTATAAAGAGTATCTTTTAATTGAATTGTTCCTCGTTGACGAGCTACTAACATATATTTGTCAGCGAAAGTTGTAGCGTCGTCTGAGATTTTTTCAAACCAAGCCCATCCACCGCTGGCATATTCTTTTACTCGAATAACATCTCCGATTTCTACAGAGATCGTTGGTTCTTCAAATACTTGGAAGATTTCTTTAACAAGTCTTGTTCCAATACCATAGCCATCTTTATACCAATCAGCGTATTCCCAGTATCTAGTAGTGTCAAACGCCTGCGATGCACTTCTAAAGAAAGTTTTTCTTACATCATCCCAGGCATATATGCTCCAGAAACCATTAGCAGTAGCATCGGCGCTGACTAATACAGAAAACTGTCTAACTGTTACCACTGCTGAATTATATCTCTTTCCACGAGAATCGATTCTAACAGAAGTTATCCTACCTTGATTATCTATGATAGCTGTAGCTTTTGCACCCTGCCCGTCACCATCAATCACTACAGGAGGAGATACTTTATATCCTGCACCAGAATCTAAAATATCTATAGTATCAACTTCTCCGTCGACAATATTAATTTGCAATCTTGCCTGCTTAGTTCTAACTGTTCCCACAACTGCTAAATCATTATAAGTGTCAACAGTTACATCATACAGATTTAAAGCTTCGCCGGGTGCTTCGTCAACTAAATTTAAATTCTTATAATCGATTGTATCAGCAAATGCTTGAGATTTTAAAATCGTATTAACTCTATCAACAACTATTTTTAATACGGCTAACCTGTCAACAAACATACTCTGACGAGGTCTGAAGGAAACACCATATTTTTGCTTAATAGGCAATGACGGATCTGGGACTCGATTACCTGCTTGATCGTATCCTATTAAACTATCAAACCATTTAGTTTCTAATTTTTCAGAAGGTAAACTTTCAGCCATGCCATCAGATAACAGTTGATATTCATTGTGGATCGGATTGAGATCTGATTTATCTTTTCTAAATTCTAAGTTTATTACCGCAGTAGACGATGTCATCACTGATGGTAAATTATAGGTTAAGATCTTATCTTTGTCTATTAACGCTATAAATGCTGTTCCCGATGCTGCTGGATTCAAAATTAAATTTGCCACTGCCGCAGCAGATATTTTTCTACCAGGTAGATTTGAAGGAACAATAACTTTATTTTTTACCCAATAATAATATAAAGTATCTGTAGGTTGTCCGGCAGAATTGAAAAGATATTTCACAGAATAAACATCGTCATTAGGATATAACGGTTGACCGGAAATTCCTTCGGCTATTCCCTCGTTTGTATCTGCTAGTGCAGACCATTCGCTAGGTAATAACAGAGTTTCGACCCACTCATAAACATCTATTGTTGAACCTTCAGCTAAAGTATTCCAGTTACCTAGTCTATATGATAGATCACCTTGTTCGTAATCTTTCCATTTTGCTGTTGCTAGATTCCACCATAGATATCCGACATTTTTTGTAGTCCACGCAGTTTCAAGATCAACAACTTGATCGGCTGTGCCGATTGTATAAACCGCTGGATCAAAAGAAGTTTTAAATTTAATCTCAGATTCTGCGGAATTTAAAATTTTTAACTTTGCATGATCAACATAGTCTAATTCTTGTATCTTATAATTCTTTTCTGTATCATATAAAGATATGCTCTTGATCATAGCAATATCCACTGTTTCGGTTTGCTGACCTATAACATTTAAAGAATTAACCGACTGATCTTTCTTAAACAGTCTCACATTTCCGGTCTTGGCTCCGGTGATTGAATTTTTGTAATCCGGCGAGCCTACAACGATCGATGATGCGCTAACGTCTACGCTGTAACCAAAACTTTCAAACGGAGTAAAATCAGTTTCTAATTTTTCTGCTAAGAAATAAATTCCGTCTTTGATTTCAAACACATAAGCAGCACCGCTGTAGCCTTGGCTTTCGATAAATTTTGTTCTACCTTTATCGAAAGTAGTGCCTAATGTTGTATCTAATCTAGTCGGAATAATAAACGGAGCATTCTTAGCTCCCACCACGATTTTTTCTGTGTTGGCACTTATTTGAACATTTTGACCAAAGTATTCGTTTGGATACTGTTCGTAACTTTCAAGTTTTTGTTTTAATCTGTATTCTACTGGGGCATATCCGTCAGTTCTGAAAACATAAACACTACCTTGATTCTGTAAATTAATATCTGCTAATGGGCTAGAAACTATTAGTGTTGATCCGCTATAATCTACGTCTAAGCTCCAGCCAAATTGATCTCCCGAACTAATTAAAGATCCAGAATCTATGTCATTTAGATTTGCCATAGACCCATTGTTAATGGTTTGTTTTAATTGATACAGATCATTGCTGTTTCTTTGATAGATATAAACTTTACCAGACGACTCCGATGAACTGTCTCCGACGTTTTCCCATGGTAATGATCCCGGTTCTTCATTATAACTTCTAGTGGTCGAGTCTCCGGCTTCTCCATCTCGCTGAATTAATCTGTGATAGATATCGTCATATTTTACCACATCCCCTTCAACATATTCGATATCAGGTCTCCATATTCCACGATAATTTGCAAAATACTGACCATCACTGTTAGGAGATCCTACTGCTAATATGCTACCGTCGCGACTCATAGAAAGACTAAAACCAAACTCGTCTCCTTGCTTTACTAATTCAGCAAGTTGAGTTTCGCTGACTAGGCCCAATGCCAACGTTGATCCGTCGTCGTCTAGTGCAATATTTTGAGGTAACGAACACTGTGTTGATACGGGATCTATTCTTGTCCAGCTTAGAGAATCAACACTAATTGTGCTGCCATCACCAAATGTATCTGTGTTAGCTTGCCATAAGCCGCTGTCATACCAAACTATAGACCCTTTAGGATAAAACGATGCTGGGCTAGAATTATAAACACCTTTGTAATTTTCGTTTTCTAAGTGTTTCCATTCTCCGGATTCGTAAACATAAAGATATACTCTGCCTCTCTTATCTAAGGCACCAGTGGCTGATACAGCCATATAATATTTTGAACCGCTTTGACCTACACATACATCAGATCCAAACGATTCTGCATTAGAAGGTCTCGGGCTGACGAATGAATCCGATATAGTCCATTGCTGATTCACATACTCGTAAACGGAAATCATTCCCTGAGCTGTTGAACCTATTCCAGATCCAACCGGTGTTGCCGGAATGTTAACAGCTACCGTCCAATCTGATAGATCAAAATCTGCTGTGCTACCGTCTGCTCTAACATCCTGAACAGCCTTCCATAATTTTCCTTGATATAAGACAACATCGTCAACTAGATAATTTTTAGTCGAATCGAATTCTCCAACATAGTCGCTGCGGACATTATTTGCAGAAGGGCTTGCAATTATTAAAAATCTACTGTCGGGCGTGATGGCCATCTTGGTGCCAAACGATCCCAATACACTGTTTTCTAAACCTGCAGGCGGTGCAACGATTTGTTTAAGAACAAGACCCGAAGGACCTTCTACATAACACATCACATATCCAGAACCAGGTATGCTCGATATAACTTGTTTTAAGTTATCATCATATAAAACTTTTGTTCCGGCATACAAAGGAGTCGTAATACCATATTCCGAAATAGTTAAATCAGAATATTGATTACTTTTGTTTATAACTTCCCACAGGTCACTACCGTTGTTATCAATCCACAATTTAGAATTATTTTTTAATAAAGCCATGGATCCAGGAATTATATCTCCATAACTCTTAAATCTTGCTTCTGTTAAAATATAAATTGGTGTGATAGAACTAATATCGTATTCGGGATCTTGTGCATCAGCTGCTACAGACACAGTTATAGATCTTGTATCAATTGATTCAACTTCAAAGAATCCTGTTAGATTTATTACATCCTTAATACCGACATAATCGCCGACCACAAAGTTATGAGGCCTAGACAGCGTTACAGTTACCGATGTTCCGGATTTAGAAATGCTATCGATGTTTAATAACGGACTTTGATTAAATCTAAGAACTGTCCAAGATGGGCTGTCAAATGTTACCCATATATGGCAGTTATCAAACATTTCTTCGATGTTTAAATCAGTAAGATTCTGTCTGTTTTTTATGGTATAATCAACTGTTAGGTCATTAACATATCCAGCAGTTTTAACTGGTGGAGTTTCTAGAGATACCGGATTGATATTAGTTGTATACGGAATCGGTTCTATTGTGAAATCAGCTTTTACGATCCTGTAATTCTGATCTGTGTCAACAGAAGGTTGATATTCAACAAACAATAAAGGCTGTGGATTTAATTCAAAGTGTTGTTTTAGAATAGTGAATTCTAATTCAGATAATTGATCAGTTCCGCCAAATCTTCCTAAACGGAAAGCCCATTCTTCATTTAAACTAATACTAGTTTCAGTGCTTCGACTTAGTTTATCAAACACCTTGGTAATAGAATTGATGGTTCCTTTTTCTCTAATAAATCCTTGATAGAGTTGAAATTGAGTCACTGGATCTTCTGCTAGATTCTGTAGATAATCTCTCTGCTGATATCCAACTGTATGTCTTGCCAGATCTCTCTGCGTTTCTCCAATGCCCTGAGAATCAACATTATAATAGTCGTAGAATTGGTTTATTCTAAAATCAAAGTTAGGAACTAATTGCTTTTCTGGAGTAGAGTCTAATTTTGTCCATTGAGTTTCATCGAACAATTCTGTTCCATTTTGATTACTTAAACTGGTCCAGTTATATGATCTATAACTAACTATATCCCCTAGCTTATAATCGGTCCATGGCATCCAAGCATCTATATTAACATTGTCAAATAAGAAGCCCGGGCTAGTATAATCCCCGTCCCAATCGATAGTTCTATAACCCTGTGTTTTAATTCTTTCTTGACGATATCCTGTTACCTTATCGTAAATTACATCACTGAAAACTGTCTTGTCAGTGAAGATTGCCACATGTTCTTTTAAGACATAATACAATTTTAGATAATAGATACCGTCTGTGGTATTGGTTGTTTCTACAGTTAACGATTGAAAATCTCTATTAACATTTATAAATCCTGGAGATAACGGCTTACCGTCTACCTTTAAAACATTATAGTCATAGAAACTATCTAATAGACTATCTGCTACGCCCACCGGAATAGTTACATACAACTTGTTTGCCGATGGACTTAGGGTCAATAATGATCCAACCATCCAATTTTGTTTTGTCCAGAATAAAAATTCTTTAACTGCTGTTGACCAGTCTTCGTTAGACTGCGTTTCTGGATTATAATTGTCAAATACAAAACCTATAGATTTCAGATATTGTTCGTAACCTAATAAGAAATCAACTACTGATTGAATAGAAGATAATCTAGTTCCGTAACTCAGTTTCTGGACTTTTAATGTGTTAAAATTTCTTCTTCTAAATGCTTCGACAGCTCCTACCTGAGGAATACCTGTTAATTTAGACCATAATGTTGGTTCAAATTCTGTTGACGACGTGTGAGTTCTTAATGCTCTAAAATAAACACTTTGATATCTAACCAACTGACCGTTGTTATAAAGTTTATCGGCTTCCCACTCTAAGAATCTTTCACTTATTCCGCCCACAGATACTAACGGATCTTTCTGGTTAGGAACTGCTGCGTAAAAATTAAAATACGGAGATATATCATCATAACCGTTGATTATCCATCCGCCTTCTGTTTTTTCTACGATAACACCGCTATAAGTTATACTAGATATAGGAGAGCTGACGTTAAAGATAATATCATAGTTCTCTGCTGGAACGAAAATTGTGCTGCTGGAACTGCTAGGGCTCTTTGAATCTAATAGATATTTCTGCTGGGCCTTGTCAACGAATCCAGATAGTCTTGTAGACAATCTAACATCGAGATTATTAACTACATCAAGGATAGAATCGGTCGATAGTCCTTTAGATTTCACATAACCTATCAAGTATTGAACTAATCCACTGGTTGGATTATTTTCTGATAAGTCTAACGCATCTGATAATTTTGAAAATAATCCAGTCGAAGCACTAACTGTTTGGCCTATCTTATTTGTTTTTGTTCTCGATGTGTCTAAATTCGAAGTTATAAATTCAAGAGGTTTCATCAGGCACATCGCCATGATTACAGCAAAAGGCCACTCTGAACTAGATCTCCATCCATACTCTACTGGAGCCACATCGCCTAATTTGAACGGGCCCCTATTATTAACTAATGTAAAATTGCCTGCAAGACCGGAATCTAACGGGCTTAATAATTTCCCGTTTCCGTCTGTAGGTATGTGAGACATGATCGTAGGACGCTTATATCTGTCATATGTTCCTGCTCGATCACCTTGACGGATTATACCATCTCGAAGGTCTTCCCACAATAGTAAATTATTCCTTGTATAAGGTGCTGCGCCATACTGGTCTTCCCACCATGTTGGTTTTTCACTGAAGCCCAACATCTCCCAAGGACAGCGATGAGGACGGTCGGTATCATAGAACCACTGGTATACTCCTCTCCAGAATCCTGGAAGATTCTGAGAACCAGTAGGGTCTGTCATGTTTGAATAAGTGTATGTAAATGAATTTTGAGTATCGAAATAATCATTGTTGATATAATCGATATTAGTGTTCATTATCCATTTTAAGAAATTCTGCGATACAATCTCGTCAAGTTGAGATTTTTTATACAGACCAGAATCACCATATCCGCCAACTACTTCGTCAATGTCAAACACGCTCGGGTTGTATTCTTTTTTGATATTATTGTAAATTCTGTATTCTAGTTCTAATAATAAATCATCTCTAAAATCGTCAAATGCCGCTGTTATGCTACCATCGTGTCCTTGTATCACCCATCTTGGTTCTTGGTAGGTGTCATCAAGGAATTTCATAGGAGTATATTTTTTATACAATCCTAACGATGTAGGTGTTGGAGGAATAAAACATCCGGATGTAGTTACATATTCTCTAATATCTATCACATCACCTAATTGCAGAGTAACGTCTATTGTTAATCTTAAAAATCCAAACGTGGTATCGAACACATAATCTTTTTTGTTTAATAGTTGGTTACCGTTGATATAGATATAAACAGCACGTCTGCTAAGTTCTTCTAAACTAAATCTTTCTGATAGACTAAAAGTTTTAATTCCTTCGTCTTCAACCACATATCTTAAGAGGTTATAAGCTCCGTTACCTATCATATCGGAATCAGCAAATGGACTTGCAGGCCCTTTTATTCTTCCGAGATTAGCCACAATGTCGTCAACGAAATCTGCAACATCGTTATTAAAATCTATTTCATTGGCTTTTTCTATGAAATTATTTTTAAATGTAGTGTATGCTTTGTTGGCATATTGCAATGCTTTGATAACATTATTATTCTTATCGCATAATAAAGAAATAGCGATAGGTGTGATTCCCGAATGTTTTAAAAATCTTTTTCCGTAATTTCTATGTTCAAATAAATCTCTTAGATTTGATGATCCCGGAATCACTCCGGAAAATTCATCTTCAAACTCAACAGATGTAACTACATGGTCGATAGCTTGACCTAAGGTAAACTCTCCAAGGTCGTTATTAAACGGATTTTTTTCAAGACCCACAGGTATTTCATAATAACCTTGATCTGGGGCTACGTCTGCAACTATCTTGATTACAACTACATCTTTTTCGTTAAATTGTTGATCGAATACAAATGTATTGTTTTCTCTTGTATATGTTCCTGAATATTTTTCTCCGTTAACATAGAAACGGATTGAAGGCTCGGTTGTTAATTCTGTCCAGTATACACTATTGAAAATTAAAGTATTAGTAGGCGAAGTGATTATTTGACTGTCAACTATAGGCTGAATAAACGAATCGTTTAATTTAATCCAAGAATTATGATATACATCATCTAAAGAAGATTGATAAAAGCCTGTTGATATTTTTTTGCTATATCTAGTTTGTCCTATTGTATAATAAAAAATATCTGTATCCCAATTCCAGTTAAACAGGATATCTCCAACATTGTCGATCTTTTGATAACTAAGAACAAATCCTAACTCTTTGTCAACCAACGCAGTGTTGCCTACTTTATAAGAAAGTATTTTGGTTCCAACAAATGAACTAACAGGGTATGTTTCAGCGTTTGAAAAGCTAATTCCGTTTTCATCGAAAACATCAAACAACGGAGACTGATTCACAGCAGTCTTAGTTTGGCTCTTAATCCACTCGTCGCCGTTAAAGTGATACATTAAACCTGCATTATTGATACCTCGTCTTATTAAAACACATTCTCCAGAGATAGATGCCGAATCGCTTTCTTCTCTGAGACTGATCTGTCTTCGATTATTATGTGTAATAAAAGTCACTCGATATATTTTATTATTTGCTAGAGAGTCAGTGTCAGCTACAACTAAAATCCTAGCACCTTCAAAAACAAATTCTCCATCGATATTGTAACCAGTGCTTCCTTCGATCTTACTAAAGATATCGTCCGTGAAATCATCGATATAATCTACAGTAGCTTTAGCTGTATAACCATGATTGAATAATTTTATATTAGGAGAAAATTCTATAATCGGTCTTTTTGCTCTAGCAGATTCCGGTGCATCGAAATCCTGTCCTCTTAGAGAATAAGAATATTCTAAAACACTTCTATGGAACCATCTATTATAACGTGACCAAGGATTGATATCTTTACTATCTTTAGAAATGGTGATATAATCTTTTGTTCCAGGATAAGCACTTGCATCATCGTAAGGTTGTGTATCAAACCCTTCGTTGTCAAATAGAACCTCTGGCAATTCTGAAGACAATACCGGAACAACTAAATCAGCAAATCTAGTAAGTGTTATTTTATTTCCAACACCTTCAACTAGCCACGAATCGCTAGCGTATTTTGCTGGGGTAACATTTCCCATAAATTCAACTACTAGACCGTTAGTGAATTCAATTTCGTTGCTGCTTTTGTAATTTGTCTTTCCTAATATTTCTTTTTCAATATCGATTTTAGTGTTAGATTCAATATCTGATATTACGAATCTTCCAAATTTGTTAGGATCTGTTACACTTTGATAATATAAAATATCCGGCGAATCATATGGAACTGTAAATGTGATTGTTCCATTTTCAATTTTATTATTTGTTACTCCTTGATTATAATCAAGAGCAGTTGCTTGACTAGAAACGATTTCTATAAATTCCCAGTCTTGACTATCAATGTCGATGCTGCTACCATCGTTGGCACTAACTTCAACTTTGGCCTTCCATAGCTTGTTATCGTATACTACTATCGATCCAGCAAAATAAGTTTTATTAGGATCATAAATCAATGACCCGGTGTCATAACTAGTTCTAATAGCGAACCCGTCTTTAGGAACATTAACGATAAATTTATAAGTTTGTCCTCTATATAAAGTCAACGACGGATTGTTAGTGTAACCGTCGGGCGTAAAAATAAAACTGTTCACAGAAGTTTTTACTCTGTAGGTGCTAACGACCGACGACGATTGGCCGTAAACTGCAACAGGTGGAGGACCGTCTGGCGTCCAAAAATATTCTCTGTAGTTTACAAATTTATCCCAGTCAATTGGAGGATTCCATGTATAATGTTCTTGACTAGTGAATAAATCGTCTCTGTCTTCTGTGTTTCCAAAAAACTTCAACTGGTTTTTAAAGTCTAGATAATCATAATAATTTGTAATCTTTTGATCTTTATTATAAACAACACCGGGCTCTAATTGATATCTACTACGTAATGTGTTGTCAGTATCTAAGTAAACATCTTTTCCATTAAAAGTTTTTCCGTATCTGCGGCCGATATATCCAACTGTTTTTTCAAGAAGGCCGGGCTGCGTTAGTGGGTCTACCACCCCCGATAAAAACTTATCATTAGTTGGTGTTCTAAAAACCGAAGGTAATAGCTCTACAGTTTTTCTAACAGGAAGACCGCTTTTAGGAAATTTTTTATTTGCCATATTATGTTGAACTTACAATACTATTAACACTAGCTCTTACCTCTGCTGAGGTAATAGCTGAAACTATTTCAATATCATCAACGGTTGCGCCGCTGACAAATATTTCGCTGCTCTTACTTTGTATCTCAAAAAGACTACCAAATTCTTGACTCGGTTGTCTCGGTAATATTACCATGTTACTTACATCCGGAGACACGCTGTTTATTACATACGTGATCATCTCGCTGAGATAAAATTTGTCTCCGAAATCCCAATTGTTCACATCAAAGAATTCATTAATAGCATTGACGATCCTTACCTTAAGGTCATTATCATTAATACTCTTAGATGGATTTTTAACTACCTTAAACGATGCCTGTAGTTTCTCGTCGGCCTTTGATCCAAACAATACTTTGTATTCTACAGGATGATATATGATTTCGTCGCTGATAGATTTAATGGCATCTAGCTTTGCTCCGAAACTTATCTTTAGACTATCGCTGTTAGGTGCTACTGGTTTATCGGTTGCTCCTGCTAGATAATTTCTAAACTCTGTATTATAACTTCTTGTTAATAGATAAACATCAACAATGTTACTTGCACTAGGATCTATCCTTCTATTAATACTTGCGTTATGAACATACTGAAACTTTAGACCGTCTCGGCCCAATACACCTTTATAAGAGTTTTCTATATCAAGAGTGTTAGTTGTTCTGTTAACACGCTTAACTCTATTTTCATTAACATCATAAAAATAGATTAATTGCCCGTCGGTAAATTCGTTTACATTAATCAAAGATTCTTTTTGATAGATTAATATAGTGTCGTTAGAATTATCGATTAAGGTTCTTATAACATATCCGTTATCGTCTACTACTTCTTGGAAGAAAATATAACTTAGTTGACTATCTTCTCCTACGATATCTTCGAAAGCGTCAGGATTGTCAATAGCGTTGTCATCGTCGCTGTCTGTGAATGCTAGTTTAATTTCTTGTGTGCTTTCGTAACCGTCATCGAATTTAATAGTATCTGCTATCTCAAAACTTATGTCGGAAATCATAGGAGTTATTCTATCTTTCGATGTATTGATTCCTAATATGCTAACTGTATCTTTAACCACTTTACCTAATTGGTCATTATAATCTTTTTCGTTGGCATCAAAATAAAATCTATTTTGTTTTATACTGCCAAAAATATAATTCAGACCTCTGATTCTAATATCATACCTGTCTGCATTTTTTACAAAGGCCATTATCCAAGAACTATCTAGCGCAGCGTTTGATGTGTCGCCGGATTTACCAAGGCTAAAATCACTTAGTAAATCAAGGTTAGTTGAAGTAATAATCTTCCATGTTTGTTCTGTTACAGAATATCTCAATCCAAAATTTAAATCTTGAGATATTTGGTTAACCATTTCTGTTTCGATCGCTGTCGACAGATCATTAACAAATTTAGGAACCACCCTGGTAATTGTAGCATACCTATCGTTGGCTACATCCATAGGAATATTTTCGCTTAAGGTGATTGGTCCTAATCCGTTAGCCAGTGTTCCTCGGCCTGCATTTGTCCCATCTCCTACAACTTTAATGACCTTAGCCCAAATATAATTAACTTGATCTGCATCGTTTGAATCTCTAGCCACAATTTTATTCTTTTTAAAGGCGTAGCCAGTAGGCGGAGATAACTTAACCAACGAACCAGCAGTTATATATTTCAAACTGTTTGTTGCATAGTTTCCAACTTTCGATAAAAACGTTCCGTTTTTAAAGTAACCAGTAGATTGACTCACGTCAGATGTAATAGTATTCCACTGAATGGTTTCGCCAGCGGTAAACAAGATTTTATCGTATTTTGTAAGATAAAAATTAAATGTGTCGTTACTTGCAAATTGTGTTTCTAGTGTTCTTCTAATAAAATTAATTGCATCGATTCTATTTGTATATTTGAAAGTTAAAACTTTTTCTGTTTCTTCTTTATAGATATATCCATCATTAGCATAAACATTTACAGAACTATATCTGCCCGTAGCATCTATAATATCAAAATTTCTAGATATACCAGAGCTGGTTCTATTAACTGATTTTACTTTTAAAATATTTTGACTGCTGGTCAACGGAGCAAGATTATAATCTTCTCCGGTGATCATTCTATTTTGTGTGTAAAAACTTGCAGGAGCATTTGCTCTAATAGTGTCAATGCCCTCTGACGGTGCAGATGTTGCCACTGTATATTGTAATGCAAGTCCTATTGTAATGTTATGTTCTTCTCCTCTTTTATTGATATAAGGTATCGTGATGTTGATACCTCTCATCTCGTTAGGAGAAATTGTATAAGATAATCCGTTGCTGGTTCTATAATAAACACGGAAACTTCCTTGAGGCAGATTACCGTAGATTCCATCAGCAAAAACTAAGTCAACTTGATCGTTATCTTTAGTTACTACCGAATAAATGTTTCTTATATTCTGCGAAATACTATTATAGACAATATTATTTCCAACTAAATTAGCAACCTGTGTCCATTGATCTAGCTGGACTCCATTAGCATTTAGATTGAATAACCATACATCATCATTGTTAATTCCTGTAGCGTCAACTGCAACTGTTTCATTTGTAGTCGGAACCTCGATTGAAAAATCTGCTAATTCTAAACTTCCCTGTTTGAACATCATAAAGAATCCGGTATTCGAACTGCCCGGACCCGATCCGTCATTTCTATAAATGAATCCTATTTGATTTCCTGGGACAGGAGGTTCTTCATAGGGGACTTCTTTTCCTTTAAATGCTGTAGAAACTATTTCAAACGACATACCTCTAGAAGCTACAGTTTTAGTAAACGAATATATAGGAACATCTGCTGAGATTGTTCTGAATCGATATTGCTCAGTTGGAATCCCTTGGATAGTAGCAGATCCCTGACTGCGGCCAAATTCAGTATTGTCTGCCATGGCCGAATTTAAAACCAAAATAAACTGTTCTAACCAATTAGTGTTTGTAGGATCATTCCATGATATAATTTGTTGAGCTAGGTTTTTTCCGTTACTATCAAACACTTCTTCCGTGGTAGTAACTGTGTTAAATTTCAATAGGCCCTGTGATGCTACATTTCGTTTAGCATTGTAGCTGAGCATTTTAGCTAGTCGAATAACGCTTTCTTTAGTTTCAGCTAACTCAATAAAATTTTCTCTAGACGCTAGGTCGATGCGGAAAGCAAGGCTCTGTCCCAAGAATGCTACGGCATCGATAAGCGCCATATATTCCGAACTTTCGATATAATCGTTAAAGTCTTCTGGATAATTCTCGCGGAGATAGGTAATAATAACGCGGCGTAAATTTTCAAAATCGTAAGATTTGAAATCAGCATTTTTAAATGTCTGATATATTCTAGTCCAATCTTGATTTAAAATTAAGTTATTTTGTCTGCTCGTTGTTGTCATTTTTCGGTCCTATCTAATATTTACCAAACAAAATAAACTGGTCAGTTAATAATAGCATTGTTCTTATCAAAGTTGAAAGTCATCCTTTCATTGATATTAAAAGGAATATAAGTGATATCTGCCTGTATCCTTATTCCTTGATCTGTGCTGTCTATTTGTATTTCGTTTACCTGTATACGTGGGTCATAGTTTATAATTTCTTCCACATCTTTACTGATAATTGTTTTAACTTCTTCTGTGAAAGGTTCAAATAGTATATCCCAAATAACTGTTCCGAATTCTGGATTTTCTAATTTCTCGCCTTTGCGAATATAGAAGTGATTAATTAGATCTTGCTTAACTAGGTCAACATCAAAAAGTTTATAATTTCTTTTACTTTCTAACGAATTGAATCCTTTGTAGGCAAAACTGGTATTTCCTTGTGTGCCCACAGATGCTGTATTGTTCGCTACTACTTTTTGATTATAAAGTTTATTTGCCATAATTATACTTCCCTGTCAGTATTAGACGGTGTTAGTTGTGCAGGAGCAAAATGCTCATGTAATGCCCAAGGTTCATGCATTGGCACACGCTTCATTATGCTGCTAATGTTTTCGGTGATATACTTTTTATCCCATCCTGCATCGACGCTGGTCGCTACGTTGTTGTGTGTCGGTATAGGTTCTATTGGGGTAGCCGCTGCTGCGGTAACGGCTGGAAAACTGTTTAGATCAATTCTAGCGCCACTCTGTGTAATATTTCCGCCGCTCTTAATATCAGTTGTTCCGCCGGCTGTAAATTTATTTGCTCCATTAACTCTTAGATCAAAATTAGCGGCTACTGTGATTTTTGTATCACCAACCGCTACGTGTTCGTAAACTCCGCCTACACTAATCTTACCGTCCTGTCCTACTAGGACTTCCCAATTCTGTGCCATCTCCATACGAGTGCGACCACCCACAGCTTTCATATTAATATTTCTTCCAGCTTCAAGATTAATATCTCTATCGGCTCTGATGTTTAAATCATTTTCTGTATGAATGCTGATACTGTCTTTGGCATAGATATCTATTTTACCGTTACTGGTTAATTCTACCCAAGACGTTCCTCTGGCATTACCAATATAAATCAAATCTTCGGAATTATGTAAAAGGATTTGATGACCCGTCCTAGTTCTTAATCTTAGGCATTCGCCATAAGGTATCGTAGGATCCCCTTTTTCTCCGTTTAATACATCTGCATATTCTACAGGTCCTTCAGCAGCAGGGGTTTTACGCTGATATCTTTCATCACCGTCATCCATAACAAACTGTGTTCCGCCTAACCTGCTTACTGGAACTGTTGACTTTGTTAGATCTTCCTGTTTACCAACTAGAGATTTTTTAGCACCGGGTCTTCTATCTAACGGCCCAGGTGTAGAAATTCCGTATACCGCACTAGGTGCTTCCCTTCTAGCAGAACTTGTTACTACACCTCTAGTGTCATCTTCTAACAAACCTTGTTCTAAAAATCTATCTGCGATAGGATGAACTGGTTTTTTAATTTTATCTGGATCTACTATCTGATTTTTAGCATTAACTTTTTTATTGATTTCGGCCACAGGTAATGGCTGTTTGGTATTATATTTTTTCTTATCGTCAGGATCTAGATCGACTTCTGTAGTTCCTGCGATAGCAGGAACCATGTTGTTAGCAAATTTTGCAGGAACACACCCCATCCAATAGCCTTGGCTCGGATCTCCGTTGACAAAAAATACTAGAACGTTAACTCCAATGTCGGGAGGCACAAACCACATGCCGTAACTTTTTTGTGTATCGTTATAACCTTCGATGGTCTTTTTAGAAGCATCGTTCTGTCCCATGTATTCGAAGGCCGTATAACCAAAAAACGGCATTGCACATCGAACTACATAACTTTGATTATCATCACCGATGGTGTTGCCTTGTTCTCTGAGAAGAGTAACTTCTAAACTACCCATTAGACTAGGATCAAGATGGCCTACGATCCTAGCTAGATAAGGACCGTTTTCTAGACCAGAAGTTTCTTTTGCCGAGTATGAGGTTCGTTTTTCTTGTGCCATTATTCGCCTTCTCCTCCACTAATAGGAGGTTCTTGTGCAGGAGTTGCTTTATCTTTAACTTCTCCTGCTACTGTAGTTGCCATAGATTTAAGTTTATCGATTGCCAGACTACCGATAGCGTTAGGATTCTGTTTGCCGTAATCTTGACTTTGTCCGGGCTGTCTAACGCATTTTAATTTTTGTTTGAATAAACCATCAGTGAATGTATTATCGCATTTGGTAACACGATATATTCCGCTAAAAGGACTTTCTTTTCCTGAACTAGGCCATTGATATAACCCGGTGGTCTCATCTATGTCCGACGGCGTCCTAAATGTCAAATAGACAAATACATTCCCGCCTTCATAATTCATTGTTCCATCTTCTGTTAACAGTTTACTTCTATTGCTCTGTCTAGAAAAATAATTTGACATTCCGCTGTCAATTAACCAATATGGATCTCCCATAATTTCTAGGTCGATATTAACGAGGTCTCCGCTACCTGCTGTGATAAAAGATTTATGAAAAGCTTCGGCTATTTTTTGTTCTGTATCTTTATCAGAATTACCGCCTGCTATGTTTTTTAATGTAGCAGGATCTTTTTTAATCCTTGCTCGACCCATAGTAGCTTGCTGAGCAGTCGGAGCGGCTCCCTGTGTAGTTTTAGCACCTTTCACAGTGTCAGGTGCAACACCTTTCTGATCTTGATTAGATACCGATCCACTCTTCTGTTCTGAGCTAGCGTTCTTGCCTGTGAAAAATAAATTATTGATCTGTATATCAAATTTTAAAACATCAACGTTTTGTCCTGTATAGATGTAATTGTATTGTTTGCAAATTTGTTTTTTTATTTCATCGTAGCCGATAGGAGCAGCAGTAGGAGGACTAAAAATCGTATGATGCACTAGATAAGGCACCACACGGAAAATAAACTTCTGTGCATATTCACCAATTAGTGGGTCTAAGTCTAATAACTGAATTTGAACGTCGATTCTCCACCACTTGATGAATCCATCCGGTGTAAGATTTTTAGGATCGATAGCTTTCTTGGCATAGACCGAATTTAATATTACTTGATTAATAATCGATGTTAAAGTTTGATTTTGTGTAAATTGAAAAACTCGAGTCTTGGGATTGATCTGCATACGGTCTCTTGAAACAACCCCTGTCTTTGAATCAACCTTATCACCATATCTAGCAAAAGGATAATTGCCACCTGACTTTTGATCGAAACCAAAATCTGCTTTGCCTATGTCGTTAGATCCGAAATCTAACGAAACTGCTACGTTTTTGCCGGCCACTGTTAACTTATCCGGTTGATTAGGATTCAATGTGGCTTTTCTTTCAACACCTGGTATTGTGGCAGAATTTAAAAATTCGTCCGATGTCTCAGGAAACTCTATAACATAAACATCTTTTACTTTTATCTGTCCTTCTTTGAAATACTTTTCTTCTATGTCATTGAGATAAGCGCAGAGGCTTTTTTCACCAGAAACTAAAACATCTTTTACTGTGCCTGCATCAGGTCCTGTTTCAGAACAGGCGATCTTAACATCTGTATAAAGAATATTTGTTATGTCTGAAAAACCTTTATGACTCATTGGCACTGCTTCTACTTTGTAAACGCTGCCGTTTTCGCTGACTGAGAAAGTTACCTTTGTTAATGCTACCGTCCAGAATTTAGGTTTGATAGATGTCATTATCTTACCGTCTTCGTCGTAGCCCATAAAATCTAAACGAAGAACGAAAGGACAATTATTAAGATAGTTGTTATATCCTGCCTTAACTGCGGCATTTTGCATACTCTGCAATAATAATCCCATACTGTGAGGTTCTACGATGTCCCAAGTAAACTTAAATGCATTCGAGTTTCCGGCTTTGTTAGACGGAGAAATTGCTGTCTCCATGACAAAATTATTAATGTAGTATTCGGGAGCTCCGTGGACAGTGTTCACACGCTGGCTGTCAAATCGACCTCCCGATGCAAATACTACGTGTTTGAGTGCTGCTGGGTTTCCTCTATAGCTCGCTGGGTTATTAAATTGCTTAGGTTCTAAGCAAGCAAAGGTCCACATAGGAGCATAGTGAGCAAAATTTTCTAAAGGATTATTAATTATGTTTGGTGGAGAAGATGAGGATTGATCAAACACACCGGCTTTTGCAAGCACAGACGAAATTCCACCTTTTAAAAAATCTGTAGCCTTTCCTGCGGTAAGTCCTGTCACTACCGAAGCAGCACCTTTAGAAATAGAGTTTGCACCGGGTATTGGTAATATACCGCTTCCGTCTGGTTTTACTAGGTCTGTGATTGTTTTGCCAAGATCTCTAAACATCTTAGACTCCTAGAAATTTTTCCAGATTAGATTTTTTTGGGATGTAGATAGTTACTCCGGTTTCAAAATCATATATAGGGTCTTTGATCACTCCTAAATTTCTCTGAACGAACACCCACCACAATTTAGGATTACCATAAAGGTCATATGCCAATAAATCTGGTCTATGTCTATATTGACTTTCGATCACATATCTAAAATCATCTGCTTCAGCTGGAACTGGTCGTATATCTAATAATTCAAGATACAAATTATTTTGAGCAGTATTAGCCCAAGGACTCGATTGACTATATTGTGCCATGTTAGATGTATCCTACTCCATTACTCGGAGTTCCTCTTGAATATTGTTCGAGGCTAAACTTACGCTGTCTACGCCTATTGTATACAGGAGCCACTGTTACAGAAATTGTGCTAACTACAGGAACCCAAGTGTTAGTTCCGAACGCATTACAATTGATATAATTCACATCTTCTTTAAGATCTACGCTGAAAGATTTTATAATCACAGGCACCTTGTCAAAAACGCTAGAACCATATCCTGTTAGATTACATACCAATGGCGGATTACCTGCCAATGCACCTTCACCAAAGAACATTTTTGTAGCTGTTTTGAAGAATGTTGTAGCCGCGATCCAATAGGCTGCATCTGTTTCTGTTTCGCAGGTAAATTCTCCAGAGATCTGGATGTCATCTACTGTGCTATTTTTATAACCATACATCTGATAATTGCTGTGTATCGTGCTGATGGAATTATATTCTGCTTTGGTGCTTACTGTAATACTTGGATTATAAGGCCAAACGACACCGCCGGTTCTTTCTAAAGGTTTAAATAATGGTGAGTTGAAAATATTCCATTGGCAGTTAATCCTTACTCTCCAATCTCCTTTAGTTCCTGGAAACAATTGGATCGGTGTTCCTTGCTTTAGAAATAACTCGCCGCCACTAGGAAGATTCGCTCCTCTACCAAGGCTAAGAATATTGTTTAACATTCCAGCACCTTTAGAAATACTGCCTGCAAGTCCCATCAAACCGCCTGCTAAATTTCCGCCGGTTAATTTGCTGATGCTTCCGGATATATCTGCGGTAATATTGCTGATGCTACCTGTGACACTTTGTAAACTACCCAAAGCACCGCCACCCGGTAAGCTCGATACTACGCCTTGTATTCCGCCTAGTGCTGATTTCGCTCCGGCAATCAATGAATCTGCGCCTCCAGAGAGACCGTTTAAGCCGCTATTCAATCCTCCGCTTAACTGTGATATCTTTGAATCTAAGTTGGCTTTAGTTAAAGCATCGCCGACTTGTGGTAGATTTGCCTGTGCTTGATTCGTAGCCTGAGAAATAGAACTGGAAACCTGGGCTACTAGCTGTGCGATAGGATTAATAGATAATGCCATTTTGAGTAAATTCCTAATGTTATACTCTATTTATTTTAGTAAAAATATGCTATTATAATTTAAATAGGAGAATTCTAATATATGAATGCACCACCAAAGATAAAATACCTAACCAACAAAGACCTTTTAAGAGAAATACATCTTAGTAAAAACACATATTGTTCCTTTACTAAACAAGAATACAGCGAATATGACCTAATCGTTACGAGCTTAGAAAAAATCAATGTCAGAACAATAGCAGAAGCCAAACGAAATCGAGCAGCGAAACTTTCTAAAAAAGCACACGAGGCTGCTGTGCTGGCCGAAGGTAAAAAGCTCAGCGCAAAAGACTTTGAAATCGATTATAAAAAAGTTGCCAAGCAAGATGTAGTTTTCCGCATCATGACCTTTGAGCATGTGCCTCTAGCACCGGGTCGCAAAAAGACATTAAAGAATACCGCAGACAGCCACGAGAAAGTAAACTTTCCTCCTTTTCAACACTGGAAGTTTGACGACAACGACAATCTAATATTAGTAGGAAAGAGTCATTGGAAGGGCGGATTAAAAACCGGAACATTTTCTAAGGATCACGGGCAGATGACTGACAATCTAGCTCGTATGTTTTTGAAACTCTGCGAAAGATATGCTACTCGTGGTAACGTCCGAGGCTATACCTACAACGATGAAATGAAAGGGCAGGCTATTTTACAGCTTACTCAAATAGGACTACAATTCGATGAAAGTAAATCTGATAATCCTTTTGCTTATTATACTGCTGCCGTTACTAACTCATTCGTTAGAATCATCAACATCGAAAAACGTAACCAAAACATTAGAGATGACATATTGGAGATGAACGGTATGAACCCAAGTTGGACACGCCAGAACAGCGGAGGAGGCAGCGGAGCGGCTTCTGCTCCAATTACTATTGATACCTCTGATTGGGATTGACATTTTCTCTTAATAAAGTTATTATAATTCTATGAATCTATTCAAAAAAGCAGCCTGTTTTACAGATATACATTTTGGTTTAAAGAGCGGTAGTAGAACACATAACATCGACTGTGAAGAGTTTGTCAAATGGTTTTGTGAAACTGCCAGAGCTGAAGGTGCAGAAACTTGCATCTTCTTAGGCGACTGGCATCATAATCGCTCGACCACAGATGTTAGCACAATGAATTATACATTGTCTAATCTAGAACATCTAAGTCAAAACTTTGAACGTGTGTATTTCATCCTAGGCAATCACGATCTATTCTATAAAGACAAGCGTGAGATTAACTCTGTTGAATTTATGCGCCTGTTTCCTAATGTGGTTCCTATCAGAGACATTTTTACAGAAGGTGATGTAACTATTATGCCTTGGCTCGTAGGGGACGAATGGCAGAAAGTTCCTAAGATCAAAAGCAGATACATCTTTGGTCATTTAGAATTACCGCATTTTTATATGAATGCCATGGTGCAGATGCCGGACCACGGGCAATTACAGGATGGACATTTTGTTAATCAAGAATATGTGTTCACTGGTCACTTCCATAAGCGTCAGCACAAGGGTAAAGTTGTTTACATCGGTAATGCTTTTCCACACAACTATGCGGATGCCGGAGACGACGAGCGTGGTATGATGCTGTTAGAGTGGGGTGGAAAACCTGAGTATAAAACTTGGCCTGCTCAACCGATATATAGAACATACAAACTTAGTCAGATCATCGACGCACCAGATAAGTTACTGCGTGAAAAGATGCATTGCCGTGTAACTATCGACCTTCCTATTTCTTTTGAAGAAGCTAATTTCATTAGAGATACATTTATTCCTCAATACAATCTACGAGAATTAATGTTAATTCCCGAAAAAGTAGAAGTTGAAAGTGCTTCAGTGCCTATCGATATTAAATTTGAATCAGTTGATACTATCGTCATGAATCAAATCAATGCGATCGAAAGCGAGACCTACGATAAAGCACTGCT